TTACAGGCCGAGGCGCTGCTCGATGATGCTGGTCATGTCGGTGGCGTCCTGGCTGATCCAGCGCCCGTAGTGCCGAAGGATCATCTCGGTCGAGGTGTGGCCCATCTGCGCGGCGATCCAGTCGATCGGTACTGCGCAGCTGGTCAGCATCTGGCTGGCGAAGGTGTGCCGGCAATGGTTCGGGCCTCGGTGGCGCACGCCGGCACGCTTCAGGTGCTGCAGCCACCAGCCATTGCGCAGATTGTCAGAGGTCGAATAGGCCGCGTTAGTGTGCGAGTTGTGGAACACGAAGCGCACCAGCTGCTTGCGCTTGGTCCGGTTGTCGCGGTCGGTGACCAGGATCTCCACCGGCGGCAGATCCTTCGTCCGCTCCTTCTGGTCGCGCAATGCTTCCAGGGCAGGTTTGAGCAGCCGCAGCTTGCGCGTCGAGCGCCGGGTCTTGGTCACCTTGTAAGCGCTGCGCACCCTCGCCCGCTTGAATGTCACCTCACCCGTTTCGAGGTCTACATCCTCCCAGGCCAGCGCTATCGCCTCAGACACACGAGGCCCGGACCAGATCATGAACTTGATCAGGTTCAGCTCCTGCGCCCGGTCGGGCGACTCCGCGCTGAGGATGGCTTCAATCTCCTCGCGCGTGAACGGATCAGGGTCTTCCGCATCAGGTTGGCGGATGATGATGCCCTCGGTCGGGTCATACGCTGCCTGGTTCTTGGTGCGGTACAGCTGGAATACCTGCCGGGTCAGCGCGACGATCTCGCGCACCGTCTTGCTGTGCAGCTTCGGCATCAGCACCTTCTGCACCCAGGCCTGCATCTCCAGGTAAGTGATGCTCTCGACCTGCCGCTCGCCCCACTGCGGCCGGATGTGGTTCTTGATGCGGCTCTCATGGCTGCGGATCGCCGACGGCGCCAGCTCGTTGCGCTTGATGTCCAGGAACAGATCGAGCCAGTGCGCATACGTCCCGGATTTCACCCTGGCTGAATCAGGAAACCAGCGCGCATAGACGAACGTGCCGGCCTTGATTTCATGCCGGATGATCGCCGCCTGCCGCGTGGCCCGCTCTATCGTGCCGGGCGTTGGCTCGCCCGGAAATGGCTCCTTGCAGAGCTTGCCCTCAAACCGAAAGTAGACCCGGACGGCCTTGCCGCGAACCTCAACTCCATCTGCCATATGCGTCCCCACGCCGTTGCTGACGCCGGCACCGTACAGCCGCCCCGCCAGCAACAATAGAAAAAGGCCCGTCGCCGGGCCTCGAATTGATGGTGGTATTTTCTAGGTGAGCCACTCCGAACGCCGCCGCCACTGCCGGCGCATTTCCTCAACCAGGCGCGCGGCGCCATCCAGGCCGCGCTTCTTGCTGATCAGCAGAGTGAGCTCCTGAATGCGCGCCGGCGTGTTATAGCCGTTGCGCAGCCAGGTGCGGGCTTCGCATTCGAGCATGTGCCGGCTAACGTCTTCAGCCAAATCACGCCTCCTCAGCGTAAAAGTGCAGCGCCAGCTCGGCGACCTGGTGCGGCGAACGGCTCCGCCGCGCCTGCTGCAGGATCAGGCTCACCGCCGGGTCCTTCGAGCGCCGGGCCAGCCGATCGAACACCCCGCGCAGGCGTTTTGCTCCGCTGTGCTCGCGCGCGGCCAGCACCAGGGCCAGCAGCACGTCGAGCTTGCTCAGCGGCCTTGCGCCCATTCGCCACCAGCGATGCGCCTGGCCGACAGTCCCGCGCTCTCGCACAGCACTGCCTGCCGCCTCCAGGGCGACCAGTTCGGCGCGGACCTGGACAACCGACGCGCCGGTGCGCACGGCCAGCTCGGCGGTGGTGATGCCTTCCGGATTGGTCAGATAGCGGAGCAGATTCATCGGGGAACCTCCTTTGCAGCCACCGTTTCCGGATGCACAAACAACTCCACCCCACTGCGCAGCAGGTCGCGTTGGGTTTCGCGTAGCAGGGTTGGGTCCAGGCCCAGCTTGCGCGCCAAGGCTTCGGCGGCCCAGCGGGCGCCCATGGTGTTGCTGGCGGTGCGCTTCTCGCCGCGCACGGTGGCCACGTATGTCCCGGTGGTGAAGCGGGTGCGGATTTCAACGGGCATGCTGCACCTCCTGCGCATCGGCGAACAGCGTCTCCCAGGGCGAACTGACCTGGTTCAATTTCTTCTTACCGGCGTTGCGTTTGATCATGCTCGGCGTCTCTGCGTAGCAGGCCTTGCACATGGTTCCGAGGCCGTCCGGACAGGACGCTTGGCGAAAGAAAAACTCAGTATCGGCGGGCCAGCACTCGCCGCATTTGCGGCAGAGCTTCTCGGGCACGGCGGTGATGGTCACAGGTTGATAGCTGGCGGCTGGGTTATGCTGCGCCCCGCCCTCCTTCGGTTGATTCACTTGCATGGTGCTTCTCCTTGAGGTTGGTCAGGCCCTGGTGAGTTGCCGCTCACCGGGGCCGTTTTGTTTTCAGCGTGCGATCAGCAGGAACAAGTCCGGCAGGTGGTTGGCTGCGGTCAGCAGGCCGGCCAGGCCGGTGCCGACCCAGCCGGTCATGGCCAGGCGTTCGCGCAGGCTGGGGCTGGGTTCGTCATCGTCGTAGTGCATGGTGCTTCTCCTTGAGGTCGGTTCCGGTTGCCGCCGGCGGTCAGCGAACGCGGAGTTTCTGCCCGTTTTCGATCACGTACAGGTTCACGTCGGCCAGGCGGTACTGGCCGCCGGGACCTCCTTTCACCACGTATTCGCCACCTCCGTCTGAGGCAATGCGCACAGGGAACGGGTACGGCCAGCCCTCGCGCTTGGCCCAATCGGCCTGGCTGGCGTATTTGCTGGATTTCTTGATTTCGGCATAGAGCTGCTGCCCGCCTGGGCTGACCGGTTGCGGTTTGCCGAGGATGTCGCCGGTTTCGACGAAGGCGTGCAGGTACTTCATCAGCGCTTGCGCCTGGTCGAGCGATAAGTGCATACGGCTGGGGATGACAGCTCCCTCGGGCAGCTCGACGTCGGTCCAGCCGTTCTTGCCGAGGACACGGGGGCGTGGGTTGTCGATGCCGAACCAGATGGCACGTTGCTCAGCCAGGCTGCTGAGCTGGAGGCTGCAGGATTCGTTGTACAAGTCCTTGAACTCAATACGCGGAAAGCCCCGCTCAGTTACTCCGATTTTCAGTTCGAACATTTGCATGGTGCTTCTCCTTAGGTTGGGTGTTACAGCCCGCTCAAGCGTTGCCGCGCTTGGCGTCGGGGTTTTGGAAGGTCCAGCACTTCACGGTTGTGCAGCGGCTGGACATGGGGTTGCGCTGGTTGAAGGCAGCGCGCACGGCGCTGTCGACGGATTTGTTTTTCTCGATGAACTTGCGGCTGCGGCTGTTGGGCAGCAGGTTGCGCAGCGTGCCGATGTCGGCCAGGCGCTGTTTGTGCTCGGCGGCGCGCTCGCAGAATTCGTTGAGGTTGATGGCGATCAGGTCGGGGTTTTTGCTGTGGTCGACCACGGCGTCATCGCTGAGCGACTGCAGGTAATCGAACACCTCCCAGAACTCGGCCACTTCGCTCGGGTCGGCGTTGACAGCGTGCTGGCGCACCAGGGCCATGGCGGTGAGCTCGCGCTGAGCAGCGGCGTGCTGGTGGTCGGTCAGCGGTACTACTAGGCGCAGCGCGTCGACTAACGCTTGCAGTTGGGAATGGCACTTGATGATCCGCTCGATGCGAATATCTTTCAGCTCGCGTAACGCCTGCTCATGCACCTTCACCTGGGCCCGGAAGGTTTCCAGTACCTTGGCCTCCGCGCGGGTGGCCATCAGCAGGAAATGGCTTACGTCCATCGCGCCCAGGTGATTGAGGTTGTCCGCTGCGGCGCGGCTCTGGCTGGTGACCTGGGGCCGCACGAAGTGCAGCTTGACGATACGGGTGAGGATCGCCTCATGCGCTACTACCGTAGCGTTCTGGCTGATGACGATGGCGCCGCGAAACGGCGGCTCGTAGGTTTCGTTGCCGGCAGTCTTCACACCGGTCACGCCCAGGGTGCCACCGTTGTACAACGGTTTCAGTTCGTCCCAGTCATAGGATTTGACCGTCCCACGGTCGTTGTCGCTGCGGTCGGCCTCCAGCAGTACCAGCGGCATGCCGGACACCTGCCCCATCCAGCGGCGCAGGCCGGCCTTGGACATTTTCGACGGGTCTTTGCCCTCTTCTTCCGGGCGGCCGAACAGCTTCCACAGGAACATCAGCAGCGTCGTCTTTCCCGCGCCGGCCTCGCCCGTCACTTCCAGAAACGGAAAGGACTGGTACTCCGCACGAATCTGCTCAGCGAACAGCGAGCCGAACCAGTAGGCCAGCGCGACGATGCCCTGCGTGCCGAAACAGGTCCACAGCCAGTCTACCCACTCGGCGCGGTAGCCCTCGTCGGTACGGGCGATTTCCAGGCGGATCGACTTCTGCAGGGTCTTCAGGCGCAGCTGCTTGAATTCGAAGTAATCCTCGGCGTTGGCCTTCTCCACCACGCCGCCGCGCACGGCCAGGTCGCCGAACACATAGCAGCCGTGCTCCTTGCTGTAGCCGATGTAGTCGATGGTCTTGACGGTTTTCAGGCCGAACAGCTGGTCCTTCATGATCTTGTCCAGCTGCGTGCCGGTACCGGTGAACACCGCGCCGGCGGCCATGCCCAGCAGGCGCTTCTTGAACTCGCTGGCGGCCGCCACCTGGCCACCGGTGAAGGTGTTGCGCACCGTGGGTTCGTCGTGCGGGAAGTCCACGCGGAAGTAGTACCAGGACTCGTCCGTCACCTCGTTGCGCTGGAAATACAGCGCACGCGGGTAGCAGTTGGCGATTTCCACCACGCAGCCGCTCTGGCGCAGGGCCTTCTCGACCATCTGCCGATCATTCAGCAGCTTGTCGTCGTTGTGCTCGCTGTCCTCCAGGGCCTGCTTGGCCTTGTTGAATTTCTCCAGATCGAGCTTGAACCAGTACATACGGTTGCCGAAGCCGAAATGAAATTCGTGCCGCTCACGCCATTCGTACATCAGCGTGGCCTTCTCCACCGCGCTCTCGGCGATCAGCAGCGCACCCTGGTAACGGGCCTCTTTCAGGTCGGCCTCGACCTGCTCGGCGCGCTTGTCCTCGTCGAGGAACATCCAGCGCTGGTGCAGATCGTTCCAATCCGCTTTGCGGTCGCGCTGCGGGATCTGTGCGGCTTCGCACACAAAGCCCAGCTCGCGGGCCTGCTTGACCCAGCGGCGGGTGTAGCGATGCGCGCCCGGCTCGTTGTCCAGCGCCCAGACCAGGCGCGGCAGCTTGGCCCCGGCTTCGGTGCGGGCCTTGGCCAGCGCCTTGAGCGATTCCGCCGGGAAGGCGTTGCTGCTCATGGCCGACACGGCGGCAATGTCGTGATGCAGCAGGCTGATGGCGTCGAAGATGCCCTCAGTAATCCACAGCTCCTGGACCTCCAGCAGATCCACACACGGCGGGCACCACCAGTGGCCGCGCATGCTCTGGCCGGGCGCGAAGCGCGCCTTCTGCTTGCCGAAGCGATGCGGGCGATCGATCAGCCGCTCCCAGTAGCCGCCCTGCTCCAGCGCAAAGCGCACCGTGGCCGAGCCGATGCCCAGCTCGCGGCTCCAGTAGTTCTCCTGGGTGTACCAGCCATCGATCAGCTCCAGGTGAAAACCGCGTGCGGCCTGCAGGTAACCCTTGGCTGTGGCGGTCGGGTCCTTCTCGGTGGCCGGGGCGCGCTTGCTCCAGTCGTCGAACAGGTCATCGAACAGCTCTTTTACGTGCCACTGCTCGCCGCACTTGCTCTCGCGGCCACATTTGATGAACCACGGCTGGTCGTAGCGTGAATACAGCTCGCGCTTGCCGCAGCTGGGGCAGGTGCCGCCGCGCATGTAGTCGGTACCGGCGCGGCGCTTGAGGCCAAAGTCAGCCTCGAAACGGCGCAGCACTTCCTCGCGGATCTGGCGGTCCATGTCTTTCATGGGCGCGGCCCCCAGACGAAGTTTGATATTTCATCGCGCATAACCGTGTACTCGGCGGCAGTGATGACCTGGCACTCCATCAGCCCACCGAGGTAGCCGCCAATCCAGCATGCTGACGTTTGTTTGTCTGCGCTCTCTTTCGCGCTGAGCAAATCCTGGAGCATCCCGCTGAACAAATAGCGCGCCTCGGCAGCCGCCAGCGCCTCACAGGCCGGCATTGCAGGATGGATGCTCATGCCTGCACCTCCTGCTGCTTCAGCTCTTTCACCAGCACCCGCATGGTGCGATTCAGCCCGGCGATGTGCGGGTGGTCGTCAAGGATGCGGCGGCCACGCATGCCCTGGGGCGTGTAGCGGTACTTGTCGTCGTACCAGCAGGCTGCCATCAGCAGCTCATACTGGCTGGTCAGCCAGCGCAGGTAGGCGTCGGCCTGTTGCGCATTCAGCTGTATTTCAATGGAAAGATTCGTGCTCATGGGGCCACCGTTCGGGCGCAACTTTCCCCTACCCGCGCAAAGGCGGGCATGGAAATGGGTAAATTCAAGGGGTGATCAGTTAACGGCTGCTGCAGCCAGGTGCGCCGCGGGCGGCTGAAGCCTCGCCGGCAAATGGCGCAGGGGGATTAATACCGCCTCGCCCGAAAAAAAATCGATCAGCGTCACGCGCGCTTCGTCACCGCCTGTGCCGTAGTCGATACCGATCACAGGGCGCTTGAGGCAATCCAGCTCGCTCATGGCCAGATACGCCAGGCGGTCCGCCATGAACGCCGGCACCTCCAGCGAGTTGACCAGGTAGCTCACGGTGCGGTCGTACAGGTGGCCATCGTCGAGCAGGTGCTCGCCCTGGTGGCGTTGAAGGAAATGGCGTGCCGCCAGCTGCATGCTGCTGCGGTACTCCTGGGCGTCGCCGTTCTGAGTGATGCTGTTCATGCGTTTGCTACCTCCGCTTCCATTTGGTCCAGCATGTCGAGTTGATCGGTTTTCGGGCGGCTGTCCCGCAGCGCCTGCATGCGCAGCACTGACGGGGCCAGCGGCAGCGAAATACGGGGGCTGTCCAGGCCGGAGGGGCTCAGGGCGAAGTCCCAGCTCAGCGCGCCGGTATAGGTCGCCCCGCAGGCCAACGAGGTGCACTGCGCGTACATGGTCTTGAACACCGGCGTTTGCGCCACGCTGTTGCGAATCCGCATGCGCTCGCCGCAGGCCGGGCATAAACACTTGTAACCACCGTTATGGGCAACGCTCACTTCATCCTCCCCTGCCGCCAGTCGCGGCTCCGGCCTAGGCCGGTAAATGTTGTTCAGTTCTGCCCAGGCTTTTGCGCCAGGTGCAGCAGGATCACCGCGTTAATCTCCGAATGCCGCGCCGCCACATGGCGCCGGTGCGCCGCCAGCAGCAGGTTGCGCTCGGTATCGTCAATCTCGCCGTCGCTCAGCGCCTCCTGCAGCAGCTGGTCCACGGTGCCGCGCAGAACAGAAGTGCGGACTGAGCGCTGGTAGAGCTCCACGTTGTCCAGGTCTACCGGGTTGGCATCCGGTACGAACACGCCGCCGTACATTGCAGCGACATAGTCTGGAAAGTGCGTGGTGCCAGCCTGCTGCTCCAGCAGCTGGATCTGCTCGTCAGTTAGTGGGCGGCAGCCGGCGTTCTCATACAGCTGGTTATCGAAACGCTTGAGGTCCAGCCCCAGGCGCGCCGCCGCACACTCGCGCCCGCCTGGGTAGGCAGCGACTACGGCACTCATCATCTGGCGGCGGGTTTCTAGAATTGGGCGCTTCATGTTCTGGTTTCTCGCTTGGGCCGGTGCCATTACTGTGGAATCACAGCGCCGATGTCAGTCGCGCGGCGGCCGTATTCGTCCGGCACCTCGGCAACCACACCTTCTTTTATGCCGAGCAGTACGGCGGCTCGGTGGGCTTCACCGCGCAGACATTTCTTCTGGCCGTTGAGTACGGCGTACACGGTCGAGGAGCTGAGATTGTTCTGCTCGGCCCATTCCTTGGCGGACAGGCCGAGCTGGCTAAGGCGATTTCGGGCGGCGGTGCGCGCTTGCTCGCTTGGGTATCCGTTCGGCATAGTTCAACTTCGTGTGGTTTCGTGTGATGACGAGTACAGGTTATTCAACGCATGTTGAACTGTCAACGCTTTTTGGAGTCGTTTTGTTGAATATCGGCGAGAGACTGAGGGAAGAGCGTGCGCGCCTGGGCCTGAATCAAGGCGATTTCGCAGCGATGGCGGGCGTGTCAAAAACGACCCAGTTCAACTATGAGAAAGGCGAGCGCAGCCCAGATGCCGACTACCTCGTCGCTGTAGCCGAGGCAGGCGTTGACGTGCTGTACCTGCTCACTGGCCAGCGCACACCCACCGCAGCGGAAAGTTTCTCAGTAGAAGAAACGCAGCTGGTTCAGCGCTACCGCGTCATGAGCCCGGAAAACAGAGAGTCGGTAAACCGGGTAACCGAGGCGTTGGCGAACTACAGGTTGAAGGAATGAGGGGGAAAGGATGCGTAAGGGACTTTTGGCTTTATCACTTGTTTCGGCGAGCGCATTGGCTGCGCCGGCGCCCGAAGTAATCACGCGCAACCTTGGCGCCTGGGCTCCACAGACCGTCACGCTGGACAGCGGCGTGCTCACGGTTGTAACGCCCCAAGACCGGGTGACCGATCAGATCTATATGGCAGTCCTGCGCGACGGCGTATGCGGCTCACTCTGGATGAACCCCGACAGCTGGTCTGGTGTTAGCGAAGTGAAGGTGCTCAACCGGCACGCTCACCAAGGCTATGTATTCGAGGGTGGCGAAGTCGAATGCAACAAGCTCGGCGAGCTGGCTGCAGACAAAACCGGCCCGTTCATTCTGATCCGTACACGCCTCAACTGATGCGCCTGTTCGCGCTTCTGGTGCTGGCCTTCGGGCTGGCACTGCCCAGCTATGCCGCTAACTACCCATGCTCAGGCAAAAAGGGCGGCGTCGCCCGCTGTGACGGTCCGGTATTCGTCTGTAACGACGGTTCGATCAGCGGCAGCAAACGCAACTGCAGCGCCGAGCGCAACGGTGGCAGATCCGCCCCGCTACGCTCGGTCGGTAATGCCAGCAGCGAATGCCCCTGCGGCAGCGGCAAGCTATGCACAGGCCCACGCGGCGGCCAGTACTGCCTCACGGCCAGCGGCAACAAGAGCTATCAGAAGAAATAATCCAGTCCACCAGGAAGGCAAGCCATGTCAGCACAAACCCCGCTCGACCTCCCCGCCCAGTTCGGCGCCCGCCTTACCGAAGAGCGCGAGCGCCTGCGCCTGGAGCCGCACGAACTCGCCCACCTTGCAGGCATCACCGACTACCAGCAAAAACGATTCGAGAACGGCACCTCGGTGATCCCTATCGACTATTTGCAGGCTGTGGCGGCTCGCACTGATGCCGACTTGATCTACGTCATCACCGGCACGCGTAGTCGCTGAGGCATCTGGGTTCTCCGGGTACGGTCACTTTTCGTATCCACAGGAGTGACTCAATGAGCAGTAACGCCAACCTACCCACCGCCCCCACCACAGACCAGGAACGGGAGGTGCTTCGCCTGTTCCGGCTGCTCTCCCCCCGAGACCAGCAGCACCTGCTGCGTCTGCTCGATGCGTTGGAGCAAGTACCGGAGTAGGAGGCGAATACTAAAAACCCGGCGCGTGGCCGGGTTTTTCTTTACATGCACATGGGTGCGTCGCCCTGCTCTGCCCACTCTTCATCGATCAGTTCCCAGGCGGAGCGGGCGGGCTCTGTTGGCGGCTCGGGTTCGGTCAGGCGCTGGCTTGTTGTATCCGTTTCCATTCACGCTCCACGGCGCGTACTGCGCTGGATTTCTCGGCATACAGATGGACCAGGCGCTTGGGGTTGGCCTGGTCGCCCTCGGTGAGCTTGTTTTGCTTGCCGGTCTTCTCGTCGCGGTACCAGGCGAGCACGCCGGTGTAGTTGCCGCCCTCGACCAGATCCGCCAGCTCGTCGTCGGGCAGTTTGGATTCCAACTCCAGGGCGGTGGTGTAGCTGTCCGGGGTGAATGAATGGCGCACGTTGGCGCCCACCCAGACCACGGCGGCGATTTCGGCCTTGATGCCGGTGAGGCTGTAGGTGAGTTCCGGCGTCAGCTCCGGGCGGCCCTTGGCCAGCTGGTAGCTGAGCGTGGCGGTACCGCGCTGCAGGCGGCTCCATTCAGCGCGGGCTGCACGCGCAGCGGACTCGCGGTCGGTGTAGCTGTGACGCAGCTCCTTGAGGTTGTCGCCGGCGCCGGCGATGGCCTCTTTCTTCTCTGCACTTTCCAGCTCGTAGTAGTAGGCGCGCACGCCGCTGTAGCTGTCGCGGTCGGCCTGCAGGTAGCGGTGCTGGTCGCCATCGGCACGGGTCAGGGTGATATGTGGCAGCGCCAGGCCGCTGGCGGTCACGCTTTTGCCCGCCGGCATAAACAGCAGATTGCCGGACTTGATGCTGGCAATGGCGTCGAACTGCTGGCCGAGGCGGCTGAGCAGGTTGGCGTCGGATTCGTTGGCCTGATCAATCTGGACCAGCTCGATGGTTTCCAGCGCGGCGCTGATCACCGGGCTCAGGCCGTAGGCAGCGGCGATCTGGAACACGATGGTGCCGATGGTTTGCCCCGTCCAGGAGCGCTCCCGCTTGTTCTTCAGCCCTTCGCGCAGGTCGGCGCTGCGGGCGCGGATGCTGAGCACGTCCGGCGCGCCGCTGTGCTCGGTTTCATCCACCGTGTAGCTGCCCTTTTCAACCAGGCCGGTGTCGCTCCAGCCGAGCCAGAGGCTAACGGTGGCGCCGCGCGGCGGTATGGCCAGCAGGCCGTCGTGGTCGCTTAGGGTGATTGTGAGTTGGTCGGCCTCCATGCCCCGGTTGTCAGTGAGCTCGATGCTGATCAGGCGCTTCTCGATCGCTTCGGTGATATCTCTTCCGTTGACCATTACCCGGCAGATGGGGCTTGGGTAAGCGGTGGCCTCGCGGTAGGCGTCTGCCGCCTGCTGGGCGTAGCCCTGGGCTTGGCCAACGGCAGCGCCGAGTAGGCCTTTGCCCTGGGTGATGAGTGAGTCGATCACCGCAGCAGCCCTCGCAGGATGTTGCCGCCGGCGCTGATGGCGCTGCCGAGCATGTCCACGCGCCCGTCATCGATGCGCACCAGTTTGAGGGTGAACTCGATGCGCCGCGCCTGGCCATCACGGAAGAACAGCGTGCGGGTTTCGCTCAGGCTCTCGATCACCCAGGTGCCGTAAATCTTGCCGGTGCCTTCCACCAGTGGCCACGCCTTGCCCGTGTCTGCCATAAAACGCAGCGTGTCGAGGCTGATCTGCGCGCCTGCCAGCGCCGGCAGCAGCACGCCCGGCAGGGTGATGCTGTCGTCACCCCGCCCCAAGTACTGGCGCGCCGGGTTGGTGCCGATGCGCGAAGTGCTGCCGTGGCGCCAATCGGTTTGTCGCTGGAATTCCTGATAGGCGAGCGTTTCCAGACTGAAAACGAACATGCCGAGGGCCATCATCATGGGTGGTGCTCCTAGTCCTGGTCGTACAGCGCGGAACGGGCACGGGTGAGCTTGCCGCGCTCATGCTCTTCGAGGGCGCGCTTGATCTGCTGCGCCACGTCCTGCCCCTGCCCGCCCTGCACGATGATGGTGATGGTGTCGCCGCCGATGGTGATGCCGCCTGCCCCGCCACTGCTGGCAGCCGCAGCAAGCGGTGCGCGGGTGTCGTACTCCACTGCCGCTGCCGCTGGCATTGCCCCGGCGGCCATGCTCAGCCCGACCGCACCGGCCGCCGTCAGCCGCTTGGCGGTGCTGGTCAGCTGCGACAGCGGGCCGCTCTCACCGCCGGCCAGGCCCTGCTCCAGCCCCGCCATGGTGTCGCCACCGAGGCCGGCGAACACACGGGACGGCGAATGGATGCCGAGCATGCCCTTGAACGTGCTGATCACGCTGGTTGCCGCGCCGCTGATGGCAGCGGTCAGGTTGGGGAACATGTTGGTAAAGCCGTTGATCAGGCCCTGGATCATGTTGCTGCCGAACTCGCTGAACTTGCTCGGCAGGTCCACGCCGAAGTAGCTCATCACGCCGGCAAAGGCGCGGTAGAGCATGCCCAGCGGGCTGAAGTTGAGCAGCAACGCGCCGATGCCCGCCAGGCCACCGCTGACGCCCTGCTGGATCTCCGACCAGAGGCCGAGGAAGAAGGTTTTGATGGGCTCCCAGTTGCGGTAGATCAGGTAGGCGCCGGCGGCAATCGCGGTGATGGCCAGCCCGATGGGGTTGGCTGCCAGCGCGCGCCCGATAAACAGGATGCCCTTGCCCACCAGCGGCAATGCCGTCTTGCCCAGATTGAACAGGGTGGTGGCCAGGCCGCCGCCCTGGATGCCGAACAGCATCATGCCGTAGCGCACCATCGCGAACGGGCCGAGGATGCTGGCAATCGCCAGGGTCAACCCGCCCATGCCGGCCATCAGCAGGCCGACGCCGGCGGCGGTTTTGACGATGTTGGCGGCCAGTTTGGGGTTCTCGACGATCCAGCTCTTCACGCTGCCAACCACATTGGCGAGCGATTGGGTTACTTCGCGCAGCGGGCCGTTCTGTTGCTCCTGCAGCTGAATGCCCAGGTCTTCCCAGGCGGATGACAGCTCATCGAGGTCGCCGACCAGGTTGTCACCCATGACCTTGGCAGTGCGCTGCGCCTCGCCCTGGGTCTCACGCAGGGTGCCGATGAATTCCTGCAATGCGCCACTGCCCGCTTGAGCGACCAGCACCTGCATGCCGGCCACCGCTTCCTCGCCGGCAATGCCCTTGAGCAGCCCAGCGCGCTCGGCGTTGCCCATGTTCTTGGTCTTTTCGTAGATCTCCTGCAGCACGCTGGGCATGTCGCGCATATTGCCCTGCGCGTCCTTGGCGCTAACGCCAAGCTTGTCCAGAGCCTTAGCCGCTGCTGCCGGCGGCGCGGACAGGCGGTTGAGGATTGAGCGCAGAGCCGTGCCGCCCATGCTGCCCTGAATACCGGCATCACCCAGCTTGCCGGCCATGGCGGCGACGGTCTCGATGTCCTGGCCCACGCTTGAGGCAACGGGGCCGGCGTACTTCATCGTTTCACCGAGCATCTGCAGGCTTGTGTTGGAGCGGGTGAAAGCGCCCACCAGCACATCACCCAGGCGCCCGGTTTCGGAGGCCTTGAGGTTGAAGCCGGTGAGGATGTTGGAGGCGATGTCCGCCGTTTCCGCCAGGCCGCTGTCGCCGGCCTTTGCCAGATCCAGCATGCCGGGCATGGCGTCGAGGATCGATTGCGGGTCAAACCCCGCCATGGCCAAAAAGCCCTGCCCCTGGGCCGCATCGGTGGCGCTGAACATGGTGTCCGCGCCGAGCTGCCGTGCTTGGGCGCGCATAGCCGCCAGCTGGCCATCGTCCTTGTTCAGTCGCGTGAGCGCCTGCACCTTGCTCATGTCGGCGTCGAACTGCACGCCGGGCGCCATCAGTTTCGCGCCGGCATAGAGAATGCCGCTGCCTGCTGCCAGCCCACCGGCGCCGGTGGCGGCCATGCTGCCGGCCAGCTGCTGGGTGCGTTCGTACTGCTCTTTGGCCCGCCCGAGGCTCTTCTGCTGGGCGGTGACCTTTTTGAGGCGGTTTTCCTGCTGGGTCAGCGCCTGGTTGGTCGCGGTGATCTTGCTGCGCAGGTCGCGCTCATGCTGGCCGAGGCTGCGGGTGCTGATACCCGCCTCGCCCAGCTTGCTGCGCAGGCCCTGGAGCTCGCGCTGCTGTTGAGCGTGGGTCTGCTTGAGGTTGTGACCCTGGCGGACTGCGCCCTGGAACTCGCGGGTGAGCGCCTTGGTGGGGGTGGCGGTGTTGGCCATTTCGCGGGACAGCGCCTTGACGCGCTCGCGGTTGGCCTGCATGGCCGCGCCGGTTTGCTCCGACGCGCCCTTGAGGTTGCGAAAGCTGGTGACGTCCTTCTGCAGGGCCTGCAGGCCCTTGAGTTCGCCACGGGTGTCCTTGAGCGCACGGCCCAAGCCCACCGCACCGCCGGCAATTGCGCGCAGCGGCTTGGTGGCGTTGTCCAGCGCCTGGAGATTGACCTTGAGGCTTAGATCACGCGCCATGCGTGCGCTCCCATCGTTCGATGGCGCGCTCGCGCCAGTCCATCAGTTCATCCAGGGGCATGGCGTTCATCTGCTCCGGCGACCAATGGAAAACCAGTGCGATGTCGGCCATGACGTCATCTACGCTTCGAGGTAGACGGTCGTTTTCTGCAAAAAACCGGCAATGGTATCCGCGCAGCCCAGCAGGTCGGCGACGTCCAGGGCGGCGACTTCCTGCTCGGTGAGGGTCGGCTGGCTGATGCGCGGCACCAGGCGAATGGTGGCGTTGACGTCACCGTTGATCAGATCGGCCAGCTTGAGGCCACGCAGCTCGCCAGCGGCGGGTTTGCGCAGGGTGATCTCGGTGATGCTGTTCTTCTCGCCGCGCGGGATCGGTTGTTCCAGGACGAGGGGTTCGCTGTAGGTGGGCTTGCTCATGGGGTGGCTCCTTGATGTGCGATCAACCGCGCCTGGCAGGCGCGGCATGGGTGGGTACCAGGGCATTACAGGCCGATGGCGGCGCGGTGCTCAGCCAGGCGGTCTTCGCCGTTGACGACGAATACGAAGTTGAGCAGGTCGATTTCAATCTCGACGTTGCCGTCCACGCTGAGCTTGTAGTAGCTGCAGGTGGTGGTGAACGAATGCTCGGTGTCTTCGCCGGACTCGGCATCGCCGAAGTCGATTTCTTCATGCCGACCACGGGCAACCACCTCAACGGCGGAGACTTCGCCGGTGTCGTCACGCTGTACGGCACCGGCCCAGCGCAGCATCACGCCATCGGCCTGTACGGCGCCGAACTGGCGCAGGGCGGTCAGATCCCAGCCGCCGAGGGTCCATTCGAGCTGGATGCCGTCGTCACCGTGGCCTAGGTCGACTTTTACCGGGCCGTCCATGCCTGCACCCCGGAAGCTTTCCAGCTTGCGGGTGAGGGTTGGCAGGGTGACGGACTTGCACTGGCCAACGTAGCTTTCGCCATCGTTGAACAGGTTCATGTTCTTGAGCTTTTTGGGCAGGGCCATGGCGGCGCTCTCCTACGGCGCGGCGAGGCCGCGCGGGTTGTGTGGGGTCAGGCTTTGATGCCGGCGGCGAAGTCGACGAGGTAGCGGTCGGTGATGCGCTGGCGCAGCATCAGATCTTCCAGCGGCGGCACGGGGGTGTAGTCGTAGTCCAGGAAGAGCTTGCCGGCCTTGAGGGTGTCCTTGTCGTTGGCCGCTTCATCGAACCAGCACTCGCCGCCGATCAGGTAGCCGCCGCGGATCAGCTCGCGGAACTTGGCATTGATGCCCTCGACGATGTCGCGCACCAGGCTCGCGTGCATGGGTTTGTCCACGGCCCAGAAGTGCGCGTCGGCCATGGTGTCGGCCAGTACGTGCGCGGTGCGGGTGTAGTTCTCGAAGGCAAACAGCGGGTCGGCGCTGCAGGTGCGCGAGCCCCAGAAGCGGAAGCCTTCGCGACGGATCAGCGTGGTGACCTCGGCTGCGTTGAGCAGGCCGGCATCGGTGGCGGGGTTTTGCAGGTCCCAGTAGATATCGCGGCTGAGCCCGGACACGCCGTTGACCGGCACGTTGGACAGCGTCTTGTGCCAGCCGACTTGCTGGTCCAGCTTTGCGCGCAGGCCCAGGGCACGGGCGACGGCGCTGGCCGGTGCGTTGGCGTTGGTGGTGGTGTCCCAGTTGACGAAGTCCGGCCAGATCAGCATCAGCTCGCGGGCGCCAAAGCCATCGCGGTAGGCAATGGCATCGCTCACCGTTTCGCAGCCGTAGGCGTTGGCATAGGCAAAGGCGCGCAGCTTTTCAGCCATGGCCACCAGCTCGGTGGTGACAGGCAGCGAATCCAGCCCCGGCACGCCGAGGATGCGCGGCTTGACGCCCAGCTGCGCCTCGGCGGCCAGCAGGGCCTTCATGCCGGTGTACTGCCCGCCAGCGGTGACGCCACCGATGATGTTGGAGGTGGTTTCTGCCTCGTCTGCGCCCTCTTCCACCCGCACCACAACGGTGACGGGTGACGCCTGGTCGGCGATGGCATCCAGGCTGCGCGCCAGGGTGCCCTGCTCGCCGGCGGAACCGGAGGCGGTGAGCACGTCGGTGAGCAGTACGGGTTTGTTCAGCGGGAATTTGTCCGCGTCAGCATCGCTGCTGGTGCAGACCATGCCCACCACGGCGGTGGAAACGGTGCGAATGGGGCGCGTGCCCTCGTTGATTTCGAGGACGCGGACGCCGTGATGGTATTCGGTCGACATGCGGGAGGCTCCTGCGGGCGTGTGCCGGATCAGTGAGCCTCAAGGGTGACGCGCGCGCGCGACGATGCCGAGCGCGCCGCGCTGTAGCGGGGGGTGTTACAGCGGAGAAAGGGTAAAAAGGGCTAAAACCCTGCCACGGCAGGGTTGGTTTTCGGGTCCAGGTCAAGCGGCGTTATTGCCAATGCCCGCCACCGCAGCCTCGATCGCTGCAACGGTCTGCTCGACCACCTGCTGCGCCTGCTCGACCTCTCCCGCGCCCATCAGGTTGCGAACCTGCTCTTTCGCCGCTAGGCGGGTTTCACGCAGGGCGATAAGCGCGGCGGTGTACTGGGCGGCTTCGTGCAGGATGTCGTCTGCAGCATCCTGCGCGGTTCGGCCGTTGATGGCCCAGGCGGCGACCATGGGTGGAGCGTCGCCCTGGTAGTTGGCTGCTGCGAACTGCTCTGCTTCAGCGCGAGCGCGGTCGTACTCGACTGCTCGTAGTGGGTCGCCGGCTACTGCACGGCGGGCGGTGTCGGCGGCGGTGTCGATGCGGGTGCAAAGATCGTCGGCGGTGGGGATATGTGGCGGCGGGTCGATCAGGATGGGCAGGCCGTCGCTTGTTGAGCTTATCACTCGGCCATTCGACTGCCCTTGCATAAGTGCGTCGTGGTGATCCTTGCTAATCTCAACAGCATCATCAGGAATGACATGGACGCCCGACAGATAAAACCCGCCAGTCGATTTAGAAAAATACATATTCATTCCTCAATTAATTTCCAACAGCAAACCATGCCGCTGGAGATGCGACTGTTCCCGACCCTTCACGGTCTAAGGTGATGGTCATCTGCGTTTCCGTGTACCCGCCTGCGTAAGCAGCGTGAACGCCCGCAGTCGGTCCCACTCGCTTCGGAGTCGCTACCGCCTGGAAGCATTGGTTAGGGAATGCAATCGGAAATATGACTGTCGCAGTGGATTCCGTGATTGATGCTGACTCCCCCCACTGGAAAACGATTCCACCGAGCCAAGTCGGCAAAACCAGATAGCCGTTACCAGAAAGACTGTACCGAACCCCAAACCGCAATTTCTTAGGCGTCACCGCCACGTCATCCAGCTCGCCGTCATCGACCTCCGCCTGCGTTGCGATCCGCAACGATCCACGCAGCGCTTCGGTCGCATTCGCAGCAGCAGCGCGCAGCGCCTGAAATACCCTCAAAGCAGGCATCAGCTTCTTGTCATCTTCGCCGAGCGCTGCATCCTCTTCGGTAGCAATGGGAATCTTGTACTGCGGGTGCGGATTCGCTGCCGCAGCATGCGCTGCAATCAGCCCATCGCAATACGCCCGCGTCGCCAGCACCACGCTGGGGTCGATCTTCAGCTGGATGTTGGCCGTGCCGCTGGTGATGACGTGCATCCGCACCACCTGGTTGCGGCCGCTGCCTTGGGCCAGCAGGGGTTTGTAGCTCGGCGGGCATTTGGCGACTGCCGAGAACACGCCGTCTTCATCTTCCAGCGCCAGTTCGCGGATCCACCAGCCGCCGACGTTGGGCGGCAGCACCAGCTCGGCGATGAGCACGTTTTCATCCACTGGCGAGGGATACAGCTGGTTGAGCTGGGCGCGGTAGACCTGATTCACCAGCGCGGTTTGCCCTGGGCTGGGAGCCGGGTCGGTGCCGTTGGCATCGCCGAGCAGCATGTGGGTCAGCTTCCACTTCTCGCCGAGGGCGTTCGCGTTGGTGTTCTTGGCGGCGCCGAGGTTGGTCAGGAAGCCGCCGAATTGGGTGTTTACGTCAACCATGTGGGTACACGTCCATTTCGTCGAGGATGTAGTCGCTCACGCCGATGTATCGCTGCACCAGGACATCGATATCGGCGTTTTCCCAGGGGTACACGTCGAGCTCGTCGCCATCGGTGACGGCGACGCCGACGTAGCGTGTGAGGTGGGTTTCGAGGCTGATGTCCAGCCCGATCAGGTGGCGGCTGACGGGCTTGGCGTCGTCAATCAGCAGGCTGAGGGATTCATAGGTTTCTTCACTGATGCCGGTTTGCAGCACGCCGATTTCCAGCGAGAAGGTGCCGGGCACGCCTTCGGGTATTTGCTGCCACCATTCGGTTACGCGGAGCAGATAGCCCAGCGGCTCGACCACGCGGCGCAGCGCGCCGATGGTGCCCTTGCGCGAATGCACGAAGTACGAGGCCTTGATGACTTCGCGCTTGATGGCCTCGGACCAGGTGGAATCCCAGCGGTCCACGGAGAAGGCCCAGGCCAGGTATGGCAGCAGCTCGACCGGGCAGCGGTCGGGGTTGATCAGATCGCGGATAGGCACCGGTACCCGCTCGATCTGCGCGAGCGCTTCGGCGGCCAGCTGCTCGAGCTGGCTGGCGTTGGGCGGCAGCAAATGCCGGGCGGTCATGCCTGGGCTCCGAGGGTGACGCTGTAGCCGGTGCAGTACGGTGCCTGTGCTGCGGTGGCGATGATGTCGACCCAGCCGGGCAGCTCGACGCGGCGCACGCCCTCGATGTGCAAGGCGGCGTCCAGGGCGGAGCGGTTGACCTCAAGCCCTAGCCGCCGGCGCTGGCTGACCAGGGCGGCGAGGCGCTGCTCGGCGGTGGCGCGGATCGGCTCGGCCTCGGGGCCTACGGTGTTTAGGTAAAGCACGGCGTCGACGCGGTATTCCAGCACCTCGGCGGATTGCACAGTGAGGCGGTCGCCCACCGGGCGGCGGTCTTCGTCGCTGAGGTAGGCGGCTACGGTGTCGAGCAGCGCCTGGTCGGCTGCGCCGTTGCCCAGCAGGGACTGGACGGTGACGACCACCACGGCGGGCGATGGGCTTTCAGCGGTGGCGTCGGCCACGCGGCCATCGGCGCTTCGCGCGTGGAGGATGTAGCTGTTGCGCGGGCCGGCGGTGCTGAGCCCTTCCCAGGCCATCTGCGCGCGTTCGCGCAGGCTCTCGTCGGATTCCCACACCGCCGGGGTCGGCGGCACGGTGCTGTTGTCTGCCGGGGTGACCACTAGGCGGCTGACATTGACGTTGGCCGCGAGCTGCTCGAGGTCGGCGCCCTTGGCCTTGGCCAGCATGGTGCCGAGTGCGGCCTCATTGACGCGCTGGCGCAGCAGGGTTTCGCGGTAGGCGTTTTCCTGAATGAGCTTGGTCAACGGCTCGGATTCCAGCGCCAGCGTGGCGGCCACCTCGGCCTGCTGTTCGGCGGGCCAGAGGCTGATGGCGTAGGCCTTGCGCGCAGCGAGGATCTGCTCATAGTCGATCTGCTCGACCACGTCGGGGTCCGGCAGCTGGGCCAGGTCGATGGGCGTGAAAGTATTCATGCGCTGGCCCCCAGGCGCAGGGGCACGCTGAGCGAGAGCGCTTCGTTGGTATCCACGCGGGTGCCTTCGAGTTCGAGCACCACCTGCCCGGGGCGCTCGCCCAGGAACAGTTGCACACGGCTCAGGCGGATGCGGGTCTCCCAACGCATCAGGGCCATGGCGGTGGCGGCGTAGGCCTGCAGGCGGGTGGTGTCGTTGGTGGGTGCGTCGATCAGGTCGGGCAGCTGGCTGCCGTATTCGCGGCGCATCACGCGGGTGCCGATGGGCGTGGTGAGAATGTCGGCGATGGACTGCGCCAGGTGCACCGAGTCGCTGACAGTACGGCCGGTACGGGCGGACATGCCGATCATGGCGTCGGCTCCAGGGAAACGCCGTTGCCGGGCGTGACGCCCTTGGTGCGGTGGTTGACCAGGCTGATGTCGCCGGCGATCACGTCTTCGGTGACGGTCACGGTGCCGGTGACGTTCTGGTTGCCGGTCTGGGTGTAGTCACCCTCGTGGGTGATGGGACCAACGACATGCAGCCCACCGGTGGCGGTGATCTTCGCCTTGCCGCCTTCTGGCAGCGTGGCGGTGAGCGTGTGCGTGGCGTGGTCGTAATCGATCACAGCCCCGTCCGGATACATCCGTCGGCGGATATTTGCGCTGTTCGACGGCGCCGGGCGTTGCTGTGAGTAGAGCCCGACCAGGGCAACGCCAAGGGCCGGTTCGCCGCTTGGGCTGAATAAGATGCACTGCTCGCCGACCGTGGGCGGGTCCCAGTCGCTGCTGCTGCCGGCGCGCTGGGCGAGCCAGGGCAGATTCGGGATGCTGAGCCCGCCACTTTTGACCGTGCAGCGCGCAGCCTGATGGTCCACTGCGGCGATGGTGCCGAGGCGGATCAGGTTTTCGAGGCGGCGCAGGAGGTCGGTTGTGTTCATGCCGCCATGCTGGCGGTCGCGCGCGTGGGGCGCATTCGCTGGGCTGTGTAGCGGTGGCCGTTACAGGGTCAGGCCGCCAGGTGAGCGACGAGCTGGTCGCGGATCATCTCCAGCTCGGCATCGCTGAAGCCGAGCAGCTGCCGGCGTTGGTACTGGATATCGGGCGAGTTGCGACCGGGTTTGTCGCGCAGGCCGTACTGGTGGATGCGGGCCAGGCGCGAGACGCGGCCGGCGAAACCGAGAGCGATTGAGCTGGCATCGCTTTGCAGGCGTAGGTAACGGGCGGTGCGCAGCTTGGCGAACATCTTGCGCTGTTTGATGCGGCCGGCTTTAGCGCGCAGCTGCTGGCGGGGTTTGCGCGGGGCGTAGGGGGTGCCGTCCGGGTTGCGCTGCGCGGCGATGCGCTGCTGCTGACTGCGGCGCAGTTCGCGGGCGATGGATTGGGTGACCTTGCGCCGCTCGGCAGGCTGCACCTGGTTGAGCAGTGCGCCGGCCCAATCTTCCAGGGCGCGAAGGTCGTCAGCCATGGTCGGCCCAGTCCGGAACCGGCTCGGCCGGGTGGGTGATCTGCAGGCTGCCATCGTCCAGGCGATGGACGATAACGCGCTCGGTGAGCGGCAGGGTAATGGATAGGTCGACCTTGCTGTTGTCGAGGATGTCGGCCTCGAACTTGATGGCGTCCTTCCCCTTCTCCAGGTTCTCCATCAGCTCGCGCTGGTTGACCAGCACCCAAGCGAACAGCGGGACGGCGACGGCATCCGGGCTGCCGGAAAAGTCGGTGAGGATCAGGTTGAGCGTGTAGCTGTATTCGAACGAAAGCCCCGGCGCGGCAGTGCTGCGCATGCTGCCGGAGTCGACAAATACAAGCAGGCGGTCGGGGTTGCGCTTGAGCTCGGGGATGGCGGCCAGCAGGTGGGCGCGCAGGGATTCGGGCTTTTTCATGGCTGGGCCTGCTGGTGAGCGCGGATCATATCGACCTGTGCGGCGCATTCGGCCCAGGCGGTTTCGAGCGCCTCGGCATCGGCCAGCAGGTCGCCGTTACTGCTCGGCGCCGCCGGCGGCAGTTGACAGGGCGTCACGACGGGACAGCCAATGCTGATAATCAGCGGCTCCGGTGATTGCGGGGCGCTGGCGCAGCCGGCGAGCAGCAGCAGGCAGCAGCTGGTCAGCCCAATCGCGTAGTTCGGCATTTTCACGGCGTAGCTCCTGGATGGTTAGTTGGCGGGCGGCGAGCGCTTGGCGCAGTTGGCCGTGCTGTTCGTGCAGGCTGGCCTGGGCAGCACGCTCGGCGCCGAGCGCCTGCTCCTGCACGACGATGACGGCAGCCTGCCGGGTGTTGCGTTGTTCGGCCTGCTGCTGGCGATCGCTGGCGAGATCCGCGCGGGCGGTTTCCGCATCGATGCGCTGGGCCTGAAGATTCAGTGCTACCAGCAGCGCGATGAACACGCCTGCGGCAACGAGCCAGAGGCGGGGCGAGCTCATGCCGCCTGCTCCTGCGCTTCGGCAAACTGGGCGTAAGCCCGGGCCAGCTTCACGTCGTAGAGGTTTTTGGCGTAGGCAGGGCCGTTGTAGATCCGGGCGAACTGCTTCCAGCTGCGAGCCTTGAGCGCCTTATGCAGTGCCGGGTCGGCCTCGATAAAGCTGACGAAGGCGTCGAGCTGGGCGGCCTCGCTGAGGGCCATGGTGTCGGCGAAGTGCTGGGCGTCCAGGTAGCCGAGACGCTGCCAGTGGTAGCCCATGATCTGGAACAGGCCCCAGCTGGCGGACTCAAGCGCGGCGATGGCGTGGATCTGCTGGGCCTGGGCGAGGCGTTGGTGTTCGGCGGTACCGCCGATGTAGCCGCCGGTCGACCGATTGACCAGGGCGGGATACTTGGCGGCGTGCGCATCGGCCTCGGCTGCGCTCAGGCCGTTGGCCTGCAGACGGGCGTGCATGACATGGCGCTCGAAGAGGATCACCGGGCGGCCATTGCTGGCGAAGCCCTCTCCCCTGCTTTCCACCTGGTTGACAGCCATCACGCTCGCCAGCGGCACGCCGAGGCGGTCGGCTGCTTGCTGCAGGTCTTGCCGCTTGAGGTAGCGCGAGGTGTCACGGCCCTGGAGCGCGGCCTGGGTTTTCGGGCCGGCGACGCCATCGTCCACCAGGCCGATTTTACGCTGGTAGTCGCGCACGACGGCCTCGGTGTTGTCGCCGAAGTCGCCGTCGATGTTGATCTTAAAGCCGGCCAACGCCAGCGCGGCCTGCAGGTTGCGCACGGCGAGGCCGCGCGAGCCGTTACGAAGTAGCTCGGTCATAGCTGGTCTACCTTCTTCTGCAGCACGCGCTTGGCTGCGGCCCGGCTGGCCTCGACGCCAAACAGGCCGACCATGCAGGCAAGGAAAACGCCGGCCTCCTGGGGGGCGCCGATCAGCGACGGGGCGTAGGAGACGCCGACGCCGAGCATGCCGCACAGGGGCGCTTCCAAGGCGAGCTGGCGGATCTTGCCGCCGCTGTAGATGATCTGCCACATGGAGATCATGAGGGCGAGCCCGCCGGCGTAGATCGCAGGGAAGTTGTGTTCGAGCCAGGCGCTGAGCCAGGCCCATGTTTCTGGTCTGTCAGGCATGCGCTTCATTCCACTGTCCGTTGGCTGTGAGGGTGTTGATGTGCTGCGCGACTTCGCCCAGCTGGGCCGGGCTGTAGCGTTGCGGCATGGGGAAGCCGAGCGCGGCGGCGCAGAACTCGCTGCAGAACCAGCGGCGCCGGCTGTGCAGGCCAACCGGCAGCAGTTGGCTGCCGAACAAGCCCAAGAAGTCGTAGCCCCTGCCCTGATTGAGGCAGAAGACGTGGAAAATCTGGCGACGATCAGCCCAGGGCAGCGGGATTAGGTCCCAGTGTTCTAGATCCAGCTCAATGCGCTTTTCGCGCACGCCGCCGTCCATGGCCGAGGCGGATAGCCAGCGGCCATCGGGCATGACGATTTCGCAGTGGCTGTAATCGGAGCGCGTCCAGAGGCGGACCAGGCGGTTGAACAGCGTGCCGCGACCTTTGTAGAGGGCGAGGTAGATCAGTCCCATAGGTTCACCACTTGGCGTTGCTCGGCGCGCACGGCCTGTTCGGGCAACTGGATCAGGGTGCCGTGCGGAATGATCGGGCCGAGGTCGGCCAGGCCGGGGTTGGCATCGAGCACCTGCTCGACCACGCCAGCGGTGCGCCCGTAGTGCCGCCAGCAGAGGGCGTCGAGGGTGTCGCCCTGTTGGGCGCGCAGGCTGGCCATCAGATCAGCTCCACGGTGGTATGCACGCGGCCGAGAATGCTGCGGATGGCCCAGCGGACATCGCGGCGGTACTCGTCGGCGGTTGGGGTGAGAGCTTCGGCGCGCTCGGCACCGTCGCCGGTGGCGCTGTAGTCGCGGTAGCGTTCGGCCAGTTCGGCGCCGGCGCTGCAGTAGATGGCGCGGCGGTAAAGGTGCTGCAGCTCGGACTCGCCCTGGATCTGGTCAGCGGGCACATCGGCCAGGCTTTCGTACCCGGCGGCGTGCTGCCGGAATTTCCAGGCTTTGAGCTCGCGGTTGATCTCGATCACGGCGTTGACGGCTGCGGTTTCGAGACGGGCATCGGTGATGCTGCCGTCCAGGCGCAGGGCTTCGCGCATGTGCTGGCCGTCCATGTCGGGGAACCAGCCGTCGTTAGTGATCGGGTACGGCTCAGCCGTGACGCCGCTTGCGATGAATGCGCTCATGCCGATAGCCCGTAGAGATCGGTGCGCGAGATCTCTTTGAGAAGGTCCGCACGGGTGAACAAGTGGGCATTCTCGATAACGAGCCTGTGCAACAAATTGCTTGAAAAACGGGTGGACAGCGCTCTTTCGCGGGGACTGGCCGGCATAATTCCGTCACGCCCGATCGGACCGGTGCAGATAGTTCTGTCGTAAGCCTCGGTATCGTGGACGTATCGAAGAGCAGCTTCCCGCAGCTGCTGGTCAGCCTCGGTCAGCTCGAAGTTGCAAAGGAACTGTTCGGCAAATGCGTTCATGGTTCAGGCCCTAGTTCGGCGGTGGTCGGGGCGTCACAACTGGGGAGGAGAAACCCCGTTGATCAGCCCCGAGCCGCCGAGTGCGTGGGGGACGCTCAGTTAGCGGGTGGCGCGCCGGTACCGGGTTCGGCTGGCTTGCTTTCCGCGTGTTTCTTCAGGAGGCGATCAACGCGCTCCAGATCCTTTTTGCCGCCGCAGTTGCTGTGCAGATCGATGGCGCGGGCCAAATTGGCGCGGGCTTCTTCCAGTCCTTCGGCATTCGGCGCCTCTTCGTCCAGTTCGGCCAGGTAGGCCTTGCCCAGGGCAAGGTGCAACTTGGCTCGGGCCTGGTCGGGCATGTCGTGCTCGGCAGTGATGTCCGCTGCCAGCGTCAAAACGAAGCGGTCGAACGGTTCGCCGGCCTTCTGCTGCTTGAGGGCGGCGTTGGCTACCTCTTCAGCCAGCAGGCAGCCAGTGGTGCGTGCGAAACGGTCGGGCATTTTCAGGTTGTGCTGCAGCACGTAGCGGCCAATGTTCAGCGCGCTGACGAAGTCACCAGCATCGATGCTCCAGACCATGATAGTGGTGAGCACATCGTCCTGGGCGCCGTGGCCGGCGGACAGCACACCTTCGATATAGGGCGCGTAGGGCGGGATGAGCAGGCGCTTGAGCTCAGCCTTGCCCTGCTCCGACTGCACCTGCTTGAGGCGCAGCCGGTCCTGGTTGAGTTGCATGAGCTGCTGTTCGTAGGCAGTGGCGCCGGCCATGGACCGCTCCGGCGCTGCCTCAGCGGCCTGCAGGGCTGCGCGTTTGCGCAGCTGGTTGCGTTGGGCTGGGCTGAGCATGGCTTATACCGCCTCGATGTTTTCGACCAGGGCGACCAGGCCGAAGTCTTCGATCACGTAGGCGTCATTGCTCGACTGGTAGTCGGCGACGCGGTCGTACTCCGGCTCGTCCTTCACGTGGCGGCGGCGAGCGCCTTCCTGGAAGTAGATGGAGAGGTTGTTCAGCGTGGTGACCAGCACGGTGCCAGCCGGGAAGAACGGTGCGTCGACGATCGGCAAACCGCCCAGGCGGGCCTTTGTGACGATCTGGTCGGCGGCGTTTTCTTCCTGGTTGGAGGTGGCGCCCTTCTCCACTGCAGCGAGCAGTTTGTCGTGCAGCAGGTCGCGGGAAACCATGACCACCAGGTTGGGGTGGTTGCGGTGCCACGGCTCGAGCATCTGCACGGCGTCGAACACCACGCCGTCCAGGGTTTTGTAATCGCCAGCGGCGCCGATGGTGACCTTGCCGGAATCCTCGACGACTTCGTCCAGGACGCGGTCAGGCGCACCAATGCGGATCTTCTCCAGCCAGCCGATGTTGACGTCTTGCAGCATCGGGTTGGTGGCGATATCTGAAGCGGCCGCAGCGCTGGTGCCGTTGAAGCCGATCATCAGGCGATCAAGGGCCTGGCGCTCGGTGATGGAGGCCGACAGTCGCGCCTGGAAGTCCTTGAACTTGGCCCAGGCATCGATCAGCGCATAGGGGAATGAGCTGTCGAAGTTGGTCTGCTTGCAGGAGTAGGTGTCTTTGCTCAGCGCACTGCGGTCGGCCGGGTTACGGCGCCCGCCGGTTTTGGTGTTGGTGCGGCTGGCAATTGGGCCGTTTACGCCCAGCAGCAGCGCTTCGCCTTCCTGCTGCTCGACGCCGATGATGTTGACGCGCTTGAGCAGGCCGCTGGCCTCCTGGATGGCGCTTTCCAGCTTTTGCTGGACGGTCGGGGCGACGTTGAATTTCTCGGCGGCGTTGTCTACGCCGTTGAGCTTGGCCACCTGCTGCAGGTAGCCGTTGAACAGTTTGCGGGTTTCGTTACGCATGGGTTACTCCGATGATGGGCGGCTGCTGGCAGGTGCCTTGGGGTTAAAACTCGGCGAGGACGATGCCGTCGCCGCCGGATACTGGCGGGCGTTTGCGCTGGCTGGGGTCTTCGGCGGCGCCGAGCTTTTCGGTCAGCTCAGTGATGGTCGCTTCGAGCTGGGTGACCTTTTTATCCAGGGCAGCAGCGTCGGCGCTGTGCTTCTCCAGGCTGGTCTGCTGCGTTTCAGCAAACTCCACCAGAGCGGTGACGGCTTCGCCGATCTCGGCGAACTGGCCGTCGACCTCCTTGCCCTTGGTGAAGAGGGCCTTGACGCGGTTGGCCAGATCCCCGAAGGCGCCGGGTTTCTCGGTGACTTCTTCGAATTCGAGCTCCGCCTCTTCGGCGGCAGTGAACAGGTTGTCCGGGTGCTGTTTGCGATTGGCCAGGGTGCCGTGCTTGGCGCTGAATTCCAGCGCTTCGGTGCCCAGGCTGGCGGGGCTGTCGGTGATGGCCAGGCCGATGAGGTAGGCCTTGCCGGTGTCGGCGAACTTGGGCTGGACCTCGATCGAGGTGTAGACCTTCTGGCCTTTTTTGTTCAGGGCCAGCAGCGCCTCGTTGGGCTCGATCTGGGCGTAGAGGGCAAGCTTCTTCTCGCCGGCGATCTCGACTTCTTCAGCCTTGACCGCCAGTACGTCGCCGTAAGCGCCAAAAGGTGTATCGGGCGCGATGCCCTTGATGTGTTCGCAGTTGATGCGAGCGCCGTAGGTGGCCGGGTTGTACTGCGCGGCGATGTCTTCGATCCAGGTGCGCTCGATGGTGCGGCCATCGGTTGTCGCGCCTTCGACGGCGATACGCGTCCACTTGGAGCGGAATTTCTTGGCTGCTGCGGCCATGCGGTTTGTCCTCGGTAGCTGCTGGGTGCAGGTGCTGTGAGGGGCATGGTCGGCACGCCGCGCGATGCGGGCAATGTGCCTGCTGTGGATGGGGCGCAGGTACAGGGTGAGGCGCTAACAGGCTACGCGCGCGGGCGACACCATCTGCGCCATGAATGCACCTGCCGAACTCCCCGTCCAACGTGATAACCGCCGCCAGGCCAAGTTTTTGTACTGGACGGGCTGGCGCATCACGGATATCGCCGACTACCTGGACGAGAAGGAAAAGACCGTCCACAGCTGGAAAACCCGCGACGAGTGGGACCGGGCCGACAACGTCGAGCGCATCGGTGGTGCGCTGGAGGCGCGGCTGGTGCAGCTGATCCTGAAGGACGGCAAGAGCGGCGGCGACTTCAAGGAAATCGATCTGCTGCATCGGCAGCTGGAACGGCAGGCGCGCATCGAGCGGTTCAAGGGTGGCGGTACCGAAACGGACCTTAACCCGAACCTGGCTAAGCGCAACGAGGGGCCGAAGAAGGCGCCGAAGCGAAACGAGTTCAGCGAAGAGGACATCGAAAAGCTTGAGGAAGCCTTCCGCGATGGGTGCTTTGGCTATCAGCTGGACTGGTACCGGGCGGGCAATCAGCGCACACGGGCGATTCTCAAGAGCCGGCAGATCGGCGCGACCTACTACTTCGCACGCGAGGCGTTGCTCGATGCACTGATCACCGGGCGCAATCAGATCTTCCTGTCGGCCTCGAAGAACCAGGCGCACATCTTCAAGGCGTATATCCAGGCGTTTGCCCGCGAGGTGTGCCAGATCGAGCTGACCGGCGACCCGATCATTCTGGCCAATGGCGCCGAGCTGCACTTCCTGGGTACCAACGCGCGCACGGCGCAGGGCTACCACGGCAACTTTTACTTCGATGAATTCTTCTGGACGTTCAAGTTTAGGGAGCTGAACAAAGTCGCCAGCGGCATGGCGATGCAGAAGCAATATCGCCGCACCTATTTTTCGACGCCCTCTTCCATGGCCCATGAGGCCTATTCGTTCTGGACGGGTGAGCGGTTCAACAAGGGCAAGCCGGCGGCGCAGCGGATCAATATCGACGTGTCGCACGACGCGCTGCAGCAGGGCCGGCTGTGTGAGGACAAGGTCTGGCGGCAGATCGTGACCATCCTCGATGCCGAGGCGCGCGGCTGTGACCTGTTCGACCTGGAAGAGCTGCGCCAGGAGTACGACGCGGAGGCCTTCCAGAACCTGTTGATGTGTCAGTTCGTGGATGACGGCGCTTCGATCTTCCCGCTGGCCGTGCTGCAGCCCTGCATGGTGGACAGCTGGATTGAGTGGGATGAGGACTACAAGCCGTTTGCTGACCGGCCTTTCGGTGACCGCCAGGTGTGGGTGGGTTACGACCCTGCCGAAACCGGTGATAGCGCCGGCCTGGTGGTTGTCGCACCGCCGCTGGTACCGGGCGGCAAGTTCCGCGTGCTGGAGCGCCATCAGTTCCGAGGGATGGATTTCGCCGCCCAGGCCGAGGCGATCCGCCGGGTGACGCTGCGCTATTGGGTGACCTACATCGGCATCGACATGACGGGCATGGGCTCGGGCGTGGCGCAGCTCGTCAAATCATTCTTCCCTGGACTGACGACCTTCTCATATAGCCCCGAGGTGAAGACCCGCCTGGTGCTGAAAGCCTACGACGTGATCCACAAGGGCCGGCTGGAGTTCGATGCCGGCTGGACGGACCTCGCCAGCTCGCTGATGGCCATCCGCAAAACCACCACTGCCAGCGGCCGGCAGATGACGTACACCGCCGGGCGCACCGACGAAACCGGCCACGCCGATCTGGCTTGGGCGCTGTTCCATGCCCTGCACAACGAACCGCTTGAGGGCATGACCGCCCAGAACACCAGCTTTATGGAGATCTATTGATGACCACCGACATTGCCGCCGTACCTGCTCCGGGCTTTGAGGCCTTCACCTTCGGCGACCCCATGCCGGTGCTCGATGGGCGCGAGCTGCTCGACTACCTCGAATGCTGGCTGAATGGCCGCTGGTACGAACCGCCGCTGTCGCTGGACGGGCTGGCGAAGTCGACCAGGGCGAGCGTGTTCCTGCAGAGCGGGCTCAACTTCAAGCGCAACATGCTCGAGCGGACATTCATTCCCCATCGCCTACTTTCGCGTCAGTCGTTCGGGCAGTTTGCTTTGGATTGGTTGTGGTGTGGCAATGCCTACCTGGAGCGGCGGCAGAACATGCTCGGCCAGCCGCTGAGCCTGCAGCCGACTTTGGCCAAGTACATGCGGCGCGGCGCGGACCTGGAAACCTACTACCAGGTGCGCGGCTGGAAAGATGAGCACGTGTTCGCGCCGGGCACGATCTGCCATCTGCGAGAGGCGGATATCAACCAGGAGGTGTACGGGCTGCCGGAATGGCTGTCGGCGCTGCAGTCGGCGCTGCTCAACGAGTCGGCCACGCTGTTCCGCCGGCGCTACTACCAGAACGGGTCGCACGCTGGATTCATCATGTACATGACCGATGCGGCACAGAAGGAAGAAGACGTCGACGCTCTGCGCACCGCGCTGAAGTCAGCCAAGGGCCCGGGCAACTTCCGCAACCTGTTCATGTACGCACCGGGTGGCAAGAAGGACGGCATCCAGCTGCTGCCGGTGAGCGAGGTAGCGGCGAAGGATGAGTTCGGTTCGATCAAGAACATCAGCCGCGACGATCTGCTGGCAGCGCTGCGCATCCCGCCTCAGCTGATGGGCATCGTGCCGCAGAACGCTGGGGGGTTCGGGTCATTGCGGGAAGCGGCTGAGGTGTGGGCCGTCAACGAGCTGGAGCCGATTCAGGCAAGGCTGCAGCAGGTGAACGAATGGCTGGGGGATGAGGTAGTGCGGTTTCGGGAGTTTGAGCTGCACCCGGTCCGTTAGATCATATAATCGGCGGATATCTTGAAAAGGAGTTTGAATGAACAACGATCAGCTGCAAGTTTTGGCCTTGATACTCGAGATTACTGGCTTTGGGCTTGCTTTTTTGCACGCATTTAAACCTCAGATATCGACTCGATTGAGCGACATGATCAATTCCGTATTGCTTGCTGTCGGAGCCCGCAAGATGGATTACGCCATGCCAGGTGTGGATTACGACGATGAACTAAAGGACGAGGAGCGCGGGCCAGCTGCGCTGGGCTATTTCGTTTTCGGCATGTTCAGCCTGTTCATCATCGTGCAGCTGAGCTTGTTGTTTGATTTCGGTGACGGGTTTCTGTGGGCCTGCTTGGAGATCGCGTTGGCCATCATGGCTGGCCCCATCGTCGCAATAATGCTGCACGCAACCCTATCCACTGCGCTTAACGCTTTAGACAGCCTACTGCTTTCGGCAGGTAACGGTGACTACGCAGTTAGTTTTGGCTTCATCCTCGCTGCGATAGGTATGGGCATAGAGGTCAAACAAGTCTTTGATAGCACTCTCGCTTGGGTGCTTGTTATCTTTCCCCTGCTCGCTTGTCTTGCGGTTTACATGGCGATCGTGAGCCATCGAAAAAAATGA